AAAAAGCAAAGCTCTTAAAAAGAAGCTAACAAAAAAGCACCAACGACGTGAAGGTAAGAAGGAATCTAAGGTTGAAGAAAATTTTCTTTTTTCTAACTTTTTAAAACATTTAGGTGAAAAAAATTACAGCGCCGCTAATAAATATCTACGAGGCATTGTTGAAGCTAAGCTTAAGAGTAAGATAGCTCAATTTGCAACCCAAAACATTTTCGAATAAAATATGAGAGACTTGCTTAAAAACTTACCTGAAGGTGGATTAACAGAAGACACTTTAACCGCTATTGAAACAGCTTTCAACGACAGAGTTAATATTCATGTTGAAAAAGCTTTAGCACAGCAAGATGAACTATACGCTGAAAAGCTTCAAACCCTTATTGATGCTATTGATAAGGATCACACCGCTAAGCTCCGTAAGGTTGTAGAAGCAATCGACACCAATAACACTGGTAAGCTTAAGCAAGTAATCGTTAAGTATGAGAAGGAGCTTTCAAAGAAAGCATCCACCTTTAAGGAAAGTATAGTATCAAATCTTTCTAATTATCTTGATCTCTATCTTGAAGAAGCTGTTCCTACTGCTGATATTAAAGAAGCAGTTCGCAATAAACAAGCAGTAACAGTATTAGAAAATTTACGTAAAACTCTTTCAATTGATTCAGCTCTTATTAATGCCTCTATTAGAGAAGCTGTTCTTGACGGTAAGCAACAGATTGAACAATCAACAGCTGCTGCTAATCAATTACAAGAAGAAAACAGTAAGCTTAAAGGTGAACTAGATAAGCTAGCTTCAAGCTTAATGCTAGAGCAAAAGACTCAAGATATGACCGCTAAGAAGAAGGAATATATGAAGAAGCTTCTTGGTGACAAACCCGCCAATTTCATTGCAGAAAACTTTGATTATACATCAAAACTTTTCGACAAGAAAGAAACTGAACGTCTCGCAATTCTCAAGGAACAAGCTTTTGAAACGAGAACAGTTAAGACAGATTCCCCTAAGACCGTTGCACAACCAGTTAAGAAGACAACAGCAGTTGATCCTTATCTTAACGAGTTACAGCGTATTAGATAATTTACATGAAGCTTAATTAACAAGCTTGAACAGATGGATTTTAAATCCATAGGTCGAATTAGAAAAAAACGATAGGAAAACATAAATATAAAATTATGGCTAAAATACAAGCTCCAATGTCATTCATCAACCAGTCCAGAGCTGACGCCCTCCTTGAAAAGTGGGCTCCAGTACTAGACTATACATCTGACAGCATCAAACCAATCGAAGACGATTACAATCGTTATGCCACCGCCGTTCTCTTAGAGAACCAAGAGCAGTGGTGCTTCGAAGGTAACACCGCTGGTGCAGGTGGTTCCTTTGGAACCGCTGGTACTCCAATTTACAATCCACCAGGATCTGTAAATTCTGGTGATACCTATGCTACAGGTGATCAACGTCTTCCAAAGATCTTGATTCCGATGATTAGACGTACATTCCCCGAGCTCATCTCCAACGAAATAGTTGGTGTTCAGCCAATGAGTGGTCCTGTTGGTTTAGCTTTCGCTCTCCGTTATCAATACACCAATTCTACTCTTGGTGGTGGAAATTATATCGATGCATCTGGCAGTAATGCCGCTCCCGGTACCCACAATCAAGTAAATGGTATTTATAATCCCGGAACATCAGCTCCTGGTGTTCTTAGTGGTGAGCTTGGCTATCAATATCTTGATACGCGTTATACCGGTACATCCTCTACATCCTTAACAGGTGCTTCAGGAGTATGGGAATTCTCGCAACAAGATTCTGGTGTTGCTGAAATCTTAAAGAATTTTGAGATCAACTCCAACATCCCAACAGTGGAAGTCTCCTTCCAAAAGACCGCCGTTGAAGCTGGTACCCGCCGCTTAGGCGCTCGTTGGTCCATCGAATTAGAGCAAGACCTCAAAAACATGAACGGCATCGACGTCGATTCTGAATTAACAAATGCAATGTCATATGAAATTCAGGCTGAAATCGATCGTGAAATGATCATGCGTATGATTCAGGCTGCTCTTAATGGTGGATCAGGTGTTGGTTACTCCTTCTGGAGTCCAGCTTCTGCAGATGGTCGTTGGTTAGCTGAACGCAATCGTGATTTCTACCAAAAGCTCATCATCGAGGCTAACCGCATTGCGGTTCGCAATCGTCGTGGCGCTGCTAACTTCATCGTTGCAACACCTCGCGTTTGCGCTATCCTCGAGATGCTCCCTGAGTTCCAGTGGATGAGCGTTGACGGTTCCGTCAGCACTCAAGGCGTTGGTATTGCCAAAGTTGGCAACCTTGGTGGAAGATTCACAGTCTACCGTGATACTCGTACAGAAGTTCAAAATGCAGGCGCTGGTTATCCAACCTACGGTTATAACAAGCAATATAGCCCAGCACTTGAATATGCACTCCTTGGTTACAAGGGTCCAGAATTCTACGATACTGGTATCATCTACTGCCCATACATCCCAGTCATGGTACAGAGAACAATTGGTCCAAATGACTTCGCTCCTCGTGTCGGGTTACTCACCCGTTACGGTGTTGTCGATAACATCTTTGGTGCTAATCTCTACTACCACGTTGTGTTGGTACAGGGTCTTGGTACTGCGTTTACACCAGCATCACAATCCGTTTACTTCTAATCTTGTTAAA